GATCTACACGGCTCACTGATGGCTGGCGAAACCCAGATCGTTCAGGTTCAAGCATCCGAGACGACTGTGGAAGAGGATGCAGCGGCTCTCGCCCTTGCAGCCTCGACCGCACCGACGACGGAAGAAGAAGCCCGTGCCCAGATCGCCGCTAAGGAAGCCGCGAAGAATGCACCGGCTGTCGCTGTTCGCCCTGACAATGTCCCCGAGAAGTTCTGGGATGCGGCCAAGGGTGTCGTGAACCATGAAGCCATCCTGGCATCGTATGCCGAGCTGGAGAAGAAGGTCGGTACGCCGGCTGCTGAAGTTGAAGACGCTGACCTCGACGAACTCGACCCTGCCCTGCAGGAGACCGAGGAAGCCGAAGATGCTGAGCCGTTCAGCCTGACCACTTTCGACGCCGAGTATGCCGAAGCCGGCGCTCTGTCGGAAGCCAGCTACGAGACGCTCGCCGCTAAGGGCTTCGACAAGGCAACCGTTGACGGCTACATCGCCGGCCAGGAAGCGCTTGGTCAGATCGCCACTCAGCGCATTACCGAAGCTGCCGGTGGCAAGGACGGAATGGATCGGATCTTCGCATGGGCCAAGACTGGCCTGCCGGTCGCCGAGATCGACAAGTTCAATGAGAGCTTCCAGCATGCCGACGTCAACGCTGGCGTCATCGCGATGGAACAGCTCAAGACCAAGTACGAAGCAGCCAATGGCAAGGACCCTGTCCTCGTCGGTGGCAAGCCATCTGGCAACCCTGTCGACAGCTTCCAGAGCTGGGCTCAGGTGACCCAGGCTATGTCCGACCCGAAGTACAAGACCGATGAAGCCTATCGTCAGAAGGTCTCGGCCAAGCTCGGACGTTCCAACATCTAATCTATCCGGGGTTGGGCTCACTCGTAGAGCCTGTGATCGGGGAATGAACAGCTCCCCCTCCGCGTCAATTCAAAGGACATCATGAACCGCACAGCATTCTATGCATTGGTGCGCGCTGCGGTCGGTGGTCTAGTCGCCTCCCAGGTCGCTGGTTTCGAGGCAATCCTCAATGAAGCCGAGCGTCGACACACCAAGCTCGACAGCCTCGCATACATCCTCGCCACACCGTGGCACGAGACCGGCTACACCATGCAGCCCATCGCAGAGCGTGGCGGTCCCTCCTATTGCGCCAAGTACGACAGCGGCAACCTCGCTAAGATGCTTGGCAACACCGCCCCTGGTGACGGATACCGATTCCGTGGCCGTGGCTATGTCCAGCTCACCGGACGCCGTAACTACTGGCTCGCCTCCACCAAGATCGGGGTCGACCTCATCAAGAACCCGGATCAGGCCATGAACCTTGAGATCGCCACCCGCGTCCTCTTCGAGGGCATGGAGGCCGGCTGGTTCACTGGCAAGAGCCTCAACGCCTATCTCGACCATGTCGACGAGGGTGATCAGGAAGACCTCCGCGAGTTCGTCAGCGCCCGCCGCATCATCAACGGAACCGACAAGGCACTCAAGATCGGGCAACACGCCCTGGTCTTCGAAGCAGCCCTCAAGGCCGCTGGATATGCCGCCTAAGCACTCCCGCCGATACACCTCTAAGGTCTGGCTGGCCGTGTGCCTGGTGCTTTCCTTCGTGGCCCTCTTCTTCTCCCTGTTCAAGGGCCTGGAGACAGCCTCGGTGGGCATCACGGTGATGATCCCAGCAGTGTTCGGGTTCTACGTCACCATCGGCCACATGGACCTGAAGGAAGCCCTCACGAACCCCCAAGAAGGGGGAGAAACAGTCACGGAGGTAGCAGCCGCTGTCGCTTAAGATTTACGCATGGCTTGCCGGCGCTGTCATGATCCTGCTCATCCTGGGCGGCATCTACGGCAAGGCAACCATCGACGCCAACCACCGGAATGAAATCGCTCAGCTCACCGAGACATTAGAGCTGACGAAGTCGACCCTCGCCACTGAGAAAGTGGCACGGCAGGGTGACACCATTCTCGCCACCGAAGCCGCCAAGCGGCAGAACGTCCTCAAGCTCAAGATTGGCAACCTCAACCAATATGTGGAAACGCTCGAAGTCACTGGTGCTGTGTGCCTTGATGGCACTGACACTGAGCGGCTGCGCGACCTCTGGTAGGTTCGCCGCCCCCAACTACCCAGTCCTCCCGGCTGATCTGACCATCTGCTTCACCGACGACACGCTGGTCCCAAAGCCCGCTGCCGGTACGATGGACAAGAAGAAGGTCCTCCTCCTGATCGCCGACCTCAAAGCCTCCGAGACCTCAAAGACCGACTGTGGCCGACGCCTCATCACCTTCTATGAGACCCTCGCAACCCGATCAGGAACCTAATGTCCGCATTCAAATCCGCCTTCGCTGCCGCCCGAAAGTCAGGCAAGAAGGTCTTCTCGTTCGAAGGCAAGCGCTACACCACAAAGCTCGCCACCTCGACCCCGAAGACGGCACCGACGCCGACCCCGAAGCCATCTCAGGCTGCACCCGCAGTCAAGAAGCCTCGGCCCCTGGCTGCCGCCCCTAAGCCCGCTGAGGCTATGGCCGGTGTCTCGAAGCAGGGCTTAGCATCCCGCGTTGCACAGGGCGTGGCCGTTGGTCAGGCCGCAGTGGACAGCAAGAAGCGCCGTGATGCAGCTCAGGCTGCCAATCCGAACCCCAAGGCCACCATCCAGAAGATGATGGACGACATGGGCAAGAAGACCATCGGCGCCAAAGCCCGATCCGGTCTGAAGATCGCAGTCAAGTAGCAAAGATCGGGGCGGTTAGCCGACGAGGTGGAGTAGCGCCCACCCCGCCCCCACTAAGACCGCCCGTTACCGAGGCCATCTCAAGTGAAGTATCGGAACGCCTGCCCCACGTGAAGGGGTTGGGAGAGAGTTGGAAGTGGTCGCAAGGTCATCCAACTCTCTCCGTCACCTACCGCCATACCCGTTCCCAGTTCTGTGAATGTCACACCGCTCTTTAGCCGGTGACAACAAGGAACCAAGGAAGTCTCACCAGACGATTACTTGGCGACCCTCCAATAGTGACTGCGGTCATTAAAGCAGGACAATCCCAAACGGTCATCCAGTGCTGCTCCGAGGCCCACACAAACCTCAGAACAACCACGGGAAATACAATCTATTATGGCAAACGGCGTAGTCTCTAACCTCGGTCAGGCCAATGGCGCTGGCGCACTCGACGCTAACTTCGTCAAGGTCGCAACCGGGGAAATCCTCACGGCCTTCACTCAGACGGTCGAGTTCGCGGACAAGCACATGGTCCGCAACATCTCCAACGGCAAGTCCGCATCCTTCCCGGTCACTGGCCGCACCTCGGGCGCTCGCTACCACGTTCCGGGCACGGAAGTCCTCGGCACTGTCGCGAAGTTCAACGAGAAGGTCATCACCATCGACGATCTGCTCCTGACCGACTATTTCACCGCCAACATCTACGAGGCGATGAACCACTTCGACACGCGTTCGGAAATGACCAAGCAGCTCGGCGAAGAGCTGGCCCAGGCCTATGACCGCAACGTCGCTCGTACCGCTATCCTGACCTCGCGCGGCGCTGCCGTTCTCGACGGTCTGCCGGGTGGCGGCGCTATCACCAACGCGGCTCTCCTCACGGACAGCAACGTCATGGCCGCTGCGTTCTTCGACGCTGCCGCTATCCTCGACGGCAAGTACATCCCTGCCGGCGACCGCTACGGTTTCCTGAAGCCGGTCCAGTACTATGCCCTGTCCCAGAACACGAAAGTGATCAACAAGGATTGGGATGGTCGCGGTTCGTATGCTGAAGGCAAGGTCGTCAAGATCGCCGACATCCCGCTGATCAAGTCGATCAACCTCCCGAACGGCACGACCGTCGCGGACGGCCCGACCAAGTACCAGGGCGTGTTCACGAACACCGCTGGCCTGATCATGCACAAGGGCCTGATGGGCACCGTGAAGCTGCTCGATGTCGCCATCGAAAGCGAATACATGGTCTCCCGCCAGGGCACCCTGATCGTCGCCAAGTATGCAGTCGGCCACGGCGGCCTGCGTCCTGAGTGCGGTCTCGAACTGAAGACGGCCTAATCAGCCCACACCACCACAGAACCGGGGTCCTTAACAGGGCTCCGGTTTTTTTCGTTTAGCTCCCCCACCCCCAACCTCTGGAGACCTGATGGCCACCGGCCTGACCCCTTTCACAGAGCTTGAGGCGATCAACGAAATGCTCGCGACCGGCAGCGAAAGCCCCGTGTCGACACTCGACGAGAACACCGTGATCGACGCCTCGCTCGCCATGAACACCCTCCGAGCTACCTCAGTCGAGGTCCAGACCCGAGGGTGGAACTTCAACACCGAGAACAACCTCGTCATCGCGCCCGACCAAGAGGGCACCGTCATCCTCCCCAGGAACACCCTCGGGGTCGATACGGTCGGCGATAGCGCCAACATCAATGCGGTCCAGCGTGGCCTGCGGCTCTACAACGAGACCGACAAGACCTACTCCTGGGCGACTGCCCCTACGGTGACCATGGTGGTTGCCCTCGCGTTCGAGGAACTGCCGTCTACGGCCCGCCTCTACATCACCATCAGGGCCGCGCGGAAGTACCAAGATCGCTACTTCGGCGACACTGCCTCGCACTCCTATTCCGCCTCGGACGAAGCTGAAGCCCGCTCCGCGCTGATGGGTGAGGAAATCCGCTCGACCAATCCGAACATGCTCGACAGCCAGTTCGCCAGGGACCTCCAAAGCCGCGTCTAATGGCTAAGATTTCTGGGACACTCCCCAACTTCGCGAATGGGGTCAGCCAGCAGGCTGTTGCCCTTCGCCTCGCCTCACAGGGCGACTTCCAGCTCAACGCCTATTCGACCGTCGTCGATGGTCTGAAGAAGCGCCCGCCGACGCAGCGCCGCGCCTCCCTGGGTGGTGGCTTCACCGGCCCCATCCACACCCACATGATCAACCGTGACGCCTCTGAGCGCTACGAGGTCATCATGTCCGCGACTGGCATCAGGGTCTTCGGCCTCTCCGACGGCATCGAGCGCACCGTCAACAAGCCTGATGGAATCGGCTACCTCAGCTACACAGGCAGCCCGCTCAAGCCGCCCTACCGGTCGGTCACCAACGGCGACTTCACGTTCATCACGAACAGCACCAAGGTCACCGCCAGGAACCCAGCTATCATCGAGACGGTCTCGCCAAGCGAAGCCCTGGTCCACGTCATGGCCGGCAACTACGGCAAAGACTACAAGATCATGATCAACGGTGCCGTGGTTGCTTGGTATCGCACCCCAGATGGCACCTCAGCCAACCAGAGCCCCGCCGTCGACACAGCCTTTGTGTCCCGTAGGTTGGCCACTGGCGAAGCTGTAGCTCTCCTCAAAACGGTCAACGACAAGGAGAACGGTGACTGGGAATGGAAGGCCACCGACACCAGCCTAGCCGCCAACGGCATCACGACTGCCAACGGCTGGACCGTCAAGGTCATGCGCGGCACGATCTACATCAAGAAGAACAACGGCACCGCGTTCTCCATCGGCGTCGAGGATGGCTACAACGGCTTCGCCATGAAGGCTGTCCAGACCACCGTGCAGGACTTCACCGATCTGCCGGCCTTCTGCGAAGAGGGCATGGCCATCAACGTGACAGGCTCAGTCGGAACCGAGTACGACGACTACTTCGTCCGGTTCGGCAAGCAGTCTCCGAGTGACCCTATTAGCACCCCAGGCGTCTGGCGCGAGATCGCTAAGCCGGGGATGTCAGTAGCCTTCGACGCCTCCACCATGCCCCACGTCCTCGTGCGTGAGGCCAATGGCACCTTCACCTTCCGCAAGTCGGTGTGGGATCAGCGCAAGGCCGGCGACGAGAACACCTGTCCGTCCCCATCCTTCGTCGGCAAGACGATCAACGATGTCTTCTTCTTCAAGAACCGCCTCGGTTTCCTGTCGGAAGAGAACGTCGTCATGTCCCGCCACGGCAGCTACTTCAACTACTGGAGAGCCACGGCCACGGCCCTGCTCGACGATGATCCGATAGACGTCGGCGCGGTCGAGAGCGGTGTGTCCATCCTGCGCTCTGCACTGAGCTACGCCGACATGCTCGTCATGTTCGCCGACCAAATGCAGTTCACCCTAAAGGGCAACGAGATGCTGACCCCGAAGACGGCCTCGATCCGTCCGGTCACTTCCTACTCCGCATCCCCCACAGCCCGCCCGGTCCAGGCCGGCGACGTCGTGTTCTTCCCTGTCGACCGTGGCCAGTTCTCAATGGTCCGCGAGTTCAACATCGATCAGAACACCGGAGCGGCCAGCGCAGAGGACATCACGGGCCATGTGCCCCAGTACCTCCCAGGCGCTGTCACCAAGATGATCGCCACGACCCATGAGGATATGCTTATCGCGCAGTGCGATGGGCAGCCGGATACTCTGTTCGTCTACAAATACTACTGGAACGACAACAAGAAGCTCCAAGCGTCTTGGTCTCAGTGGACGTTCCCTGGCGTGGACAAGGTCCTCGACATGGGCTTCATCGGCTCCCAGCTCGTCCTCATCTTCCTCCGGGGTGATGAAGCGTTCCTTGAGGTGATGGATGTTCAGCCCGGTGGGGTGGACGATTACGCCACCTTCGTCAGTCACCTAGACCGACGCTTCAGGGTGGATGGCGTCCGTGGGTTCGATATGTTCGATCCCTTCGCCAACTCGACGACAGTGGTCCTGCCCTTCGACATCTCCACGGGCGACTACATCTGCGTGACTGCAGGCTCCTCCGGGGCTGCCCTGAACCCTGGACTGCAGATTGCCATCCTGTCTAAGACGCCAACCTCGGTCGTCCTCAGGGGTGATATGCGAGGCGTCCCGCTGTACTTCGGTGTCCTCTACTCCATGCGCTACGACCTCTCCACGATCTACCTCCGTGAGCAGGCACCGGGCGGCGGGACAAACGTCATCACCGAAGGCCGGCTCCAACTCCTCCAGCTCCTGATCCAGTTCTCCAAGACCGCCTACTTCAAGGTCGAGGTGACAACGATGGCTGGAGATGTCCGCACCTACATCACCAACGGTCGCCTCATGGGTGATCCTGAGAACCGCGTGGACCGCATCCACCTCAGCGACGGGAACATTCGTGTGCCCATCCTGAGCAAGAACGACCGCGTGAAGATCAGCATCGTCAACGACAGCTACCTCCCCTGCTCCCTGCTCTCCGCTGAGTGGGTGGCCAACTACGTCCCGAAATCGAAGAGGATTTGATGATCACAATTCGCAGAGCCAAGGTGGCAGACGCTATATCCCTGGCTCCGCGATTGCGGTCAGCAGATCGAGATGAATGCAGGGCAGCTTTGGGTATGAGCCCCGAGGCTGTCCTGCCGCTCCTCGTCCAGCAGGGCAACTATGTCTGGGCCGGCATCGACGAGAACGGGGAGTGCTTCGGCCTCTTCGGCGTCGACCCCGTCAAGGGGCCTGGAGGTCATCTGGGCATTGTCTGGATGGTCACCACCGACGACATCTTCAAGCACCGCCGAGACCTCCTGAAGCTGGCCCCTAAGTGGCTCGATAGGCTCCACAAGGTCCGACCACTGCTCGGCAATCACATCGACGCCCGCAACACCACGCACATCCGCTGGCTCAGGCGCATGGGTTTCTCCTTCCTGAGGACCCACGCTGAGTTCGGTGTCGAGAAGCGTCCCTTCCACGAATTTGCAAGACTGAGATAACGCCCATGTGCCCAGCAATTCTGAGCGTGGCTGTCTCTGCGTTCGGGTCCGTCTTGGGCTTCGCACAGCAGAACCAAGCCTACGAAGCTCAGCAGGAAACCTACAAGAACAACCGTGATGCCTCGAACAAGGCAGCCGCGCAGACCTACGCCTCCATCCAGAACCGCCAGCTCCAAGACGACGCTGCATCTGGCCAGGAGCTACAGAAGCTCAACATCGAAGGCATGAAGGGTCGGGCAACCGCCTCGGTCGCTGCCGGTGAAGCCGGTGTCACAGGTCTCTCTGTCGACGGCCTCATCGCCGACTATTACGGCCAGCAGGGTCGCTACGAGCGCACCCTATCGAACAACGCTCAGATGAACGCCAGTGCCCTCAGGGGCGAGATGGATAGCACCCGAGCAACCGCTGAGGGCCGCATCAACTCCGTCGACCAGGGCCAGAAGCCTTCATTCGCGGACGCTGCGATCCGTATCCTCGGAGCTGGTGTCGACGCCTACTCCACCTACAAATCCAAAGGATAATTCATGGCTCAAGGCCGCGTACAAGTTGACGAGCTGCGGTCTGACATCCGGCTGCAGCCCACCCAAATCCAGTCGGACACCTACGTCGCCCCGGCGCGTCCGCAGGAGGACCAGAATATGTCCCGTCTGGTGGACGCTCTGGGTTCCTTCTCGGGCTCGCTAGGTCGGCTGGCTTCGGTCACCCAGGACAAGTCCAAGTCCAACGAGCTGGAGCTTATGGCAGCCCAGAAGAAGTTCTCGGGCATGACCATCGACGAGCAGAAGTCTGCTGTCCAGAGTGGGCAGATGCCGGCCTACGCCAACGACTTCGTCCAGAAGGGCATGGGCTCCCTGTGGGGTGCCTCCTTCGGGCAGAGCCGAGTGGCCGAGCTGCAGAACACCCTCAGCACCACTCACGACTGGAAGGGTGATCCCGACCAGCTCTATGCCGAAGCCATTAAGGCCGACATGGAGAAGTACGGCAACGATCCCAACTTCGTCGCCCAGTACCTTCGTCAGATGGACCAGGGTCGCGGTCAGGCCCAGGGCGTGGTCGAGGGCCGCAAGGTCGAAGACTTCAACAAGGACAAGCTCGGTGCGGCCTTCGCAGGCTTTGACACCGTCATCAACGCCGGCGTCCAGAACGGTCGTGATCCCGCAGACATCGCGAAGGATGTCATGGGCAGCTACCAGTCGCTCGGCAAGGATGGTGTCCTCGGCGTCGACTATGACAAGCTCGATCAGGAACGCCTGAACGCAGCCGCTCGTCGGGCCGATAGCCAGCCTGAGGTGGCCATGGCTCTCCTCGACGCAAGCCGCAAGAGCCGTGGCGGCGCTGACACGATGCTCTCCCAGGACCCAGCTCTGCGTGACCGTGTCGCTCAAATCCAAGACACTGCTCGCAAGGCAATGGGCAAGAAGGCTGAAGACGTCTTCCTGGCCGGCAGGGCAGCCGAGAACTCCGCACTCATGACCTCGGGCAATCTCGATGGCATTGAGGAGGTCCGCTACAAGTCCCCAATCACTGGCGAAGAGAAGATCGTCACCGCCGACAGCCAGCGTGATCGCGTCATCTACGACTACATGCAGAACAGCGGCAAGATCGCCGAGACCAACCGGGAGACCGGCACCGAACGCATGAGCCGTGAGCTTCGCGTGTTCCGCATGGGCAACAAGAACGACCCCGAGCTGGAGAAGCAAGTCTCTGGCATCTTCCAGATGGCCAACGCCGGCATTAGCCAGGACCCCGAGGCCGAGAAGAAGCTGGTGGGCAAGCTCGAAGCCTACAAGTGGCTGCGCAACGAAAGCACTCAGTCGCTTCTGTCCCACTCCAAGGACGTCAAGGACCGCGACTTCGCCGAGACCTTCCTGGCCGGTCAGCAGTACCTTGGCATGGACAACTCGGAAGCCATCAACTTCGCCACACGGGCGACGAAGATCAGCTCAGAGGGACTGCCAGGTATCTCGCCTGCACAGCACGATCAGGTCCGTTCTGCCGTCAACTCGCTCGGTAACAAGCCGGGTTGGTTCTGGGGCACGAACGACACCAAACCCGCCAATTCCGCGGTGGCCGAACAGCGGGTCACACAGCTTGCTCTGGGCATCATGAACGCCAATGGCGTCCCGATGGACAAGGCAATCGACATGGCCTCTGAGGCGGTCAAGGCGACCTCTACAAGCTACAACGGTGTCCTGCTCGATCTGCAGGGAATGCACGTCCCTGATAACTTCTCCGAGGTCATGGACGACCAGCTCGCCGACTACGCCAAGAACCGTCCTCTCGTGATGGAACGCAATGGCCTGTCACAGAGCGACCTCGCCATCCTCCCCGCAGGCGGCGGCACGAGTGGACCCTCAGGGGGCCGCTTCATCGTCGTGGAGAAGGACACGCTCAGCCCGGTCCTCGACGACCAGGGCAACATGAGCTTCGTCACCACAGGTCAGGTCCGCATCCGTGGAGCTGCCAAAGAGAACGAACGAAAGAACACAGTGCTGCGAGACAGCGCCGTGGAGGCTGGTGCGTCCGCTAAGGGCTTCACCAGACTGCCAGCAGTATCCGGCATGTCCGGTTGGCTGAACGGCAAGACCGGCGAGATCATGAAGTTCGACTTCCCCGATGGGGCGTCAGCTCCAGTGTGGTCGAAGACGGGCAAACGCATCTCTTCCCCGATCACTCAGCGCTAACCAGACACGGCCCCGTTCCCTGCAATGCAAAGCGGGGCCATCTCAATTCACATAAGGAGCCCCATGAGGCTGACACAAGAGCAAGTCGTCGCTGGTCTCACCAAGCGCGGCGTACCAACCCACGTCGCGCAGGGCGTTGCCATGAACTTCGGCGACGAGAGCGGCCTTGAGACAGGCATCCAAGAGAAGGCTCCTGCCTCAGGTCGTGGAGGCTTTGGTCTCGCACAGTGGACCGGCCCGCGCCGTGTCGCCCTGGAGAGCTTCGCAGCAGCGCAGGGCAAGTCCCTCGACGACGGCAACATGCAGCTCGACTTCTTTATGGAGGAGAATGCAGGCGCTGAGGCATCCGCATGGTCCAAGGTCATGGCGGCACCTACGCCCCAGGCCGCAGCGGTCGCCTTCGTGAACCATTGGGAACGCCCTCGGGCTGACCTAGCGGCTCAACGGACAGCCAAATACTCGACTGGCTCCGCTCCCGACATGAGTTCGGCTGCCATGGAGATTCCTGAGGCTCCGGCCAAACAGGTGCAGCTCCCCGACGCCGTGTCGCCCGACCTCTGGACGACCACGAAGGACGCCGTAGCGACCCAGATCACGAACCCCTTTGGTCGCTCAACAGACACTGAAGTCGACCCAGGTTTCGCCATTGCGCCCGACCGCATCAAGGCTGACTTCGCTGCTCGTGGCCTCCCGGTCGACGAGACCAATCAGGACTACATCGGCACCAGCCACTCTGAAGCCCACTATCAGGAGAACCTGAACGCGGCCTCGGTCAACAATGATCGCCTTGTCAGGCTCGGACAAGCTGGCATGACCGGCACCGCTCTGACCATAGCTGCTCAGATGCTGGATCCGATTGCCCTAGGCACAGACATCGTCGTCGGCTCAGTCGCCCCCGAGCTGGTTCTGGCCAAGCGCGGCTACCGGATCGGCCGCATCCTCGCTGGTGCTGTCGGTGGTGGAGCTGGTGCCCTGGCATCGGAACAGGTCAAGGAGAACTACAACCCGAACCACCACAAGGCCGACGTCTTCTATGGCGCGGTCATGGGGATCGGCGTTGGTGGTCTGGCCAGCGGCCTCATGCGCAACGCAGCCACAGCATCGGAAGGTGCCATGGTCCAGCGCGCAGCCCAGCGTCAGGTCTCCTCCTACGAGGACAGCGTCTCTGGTACGGCCCTCAATGCCGGCTCCGTCGGTGCTGCCAAGACCCCACTCAACGACACCTTCCTCAAGGATGGTGCGTTCGAATACCTCGACATCAAGGACATGCAGGAGACCGCCTTCGGGAAGGGCCGCGTGTCCCTATCGGCATATCTGCACACCTCTGAGAACACCGTCACGCGTGGCCTCGCTGGTCTCGTTCAGGATGGCGTAGGCAAGAAGGGTGGCGCGATCAACGCCATCGCCGCGTCTGAGGACAAGGACCGTCTGGTCACCTACTTCTCGACCAACCTGGGCCGCGTTGCACACCCGCAGCTCAAGGCCTGGATCAAAGAGAAGGGCATCGGCATGAAGGCGAAGCTCTCGGGCCGCGCTGAGCATGACTTCGGTGTAGAGATCAACAAGTACCTCTTCGACAAGGGCTCCGACAAAGCCGCCCGCTATCCCAAGTCTGTGATCACCACGGCCAAGCGGATGCAGGAGCTTTATCACGAAGCCCTCGGCCTCCAGAAGAACCCCTTCGAACGTGAAGGCTTGGTTGGCCGTCCGGTCGCTGGTGCAGCAGACATCGTCAACGACGCCAACTGGTCCGGTCCCCGCTACTGGGATGAGCAGCGCCTGATCCTGGCCCACAGCGACTACGCTGACGGGACCATCGAGCGGCTGATCAAGGGCTCCATCGTGTCGGCCCAGGCTGACATGGAAGATGGCCTAGCTACCCGCCTCGCGGCTGGCTTCACCAAGGCTATCGTTGGCCGCGCCCATGGCCTCGAAGCTATGGCTCACGGCAGCGTTGGCATCGACGATATGGAGGAGCTGGTCCAGACCCTCATGAACCATGGCGGTCTCGAAAGGGCCGACGCGGATGCACTGCTCAAGTCCTTCAAGACACCCAAGAGCGATGCTGGTCGTGACGCCTCTCTGAAGCGCCGCATGCTGCTCGACGAGACCTTCAAGCTGGAAGGCCCGAACGGCCCGATGCTGAAGACCGGCGTGATGGATGAGAAGGGCGTGAGCATCATGGACCTCCTCTCGCAGGATGCTGTGGGCAACTTCAACCGCTACATCCGCCCGACCATGGGCCGCGTGTCGCTGTCCCGCTACCGCTTCAAGGACCCGGTGACCGGCGATCTCCTGATCAACGGCATCACATCAGACGGCGAGTGGCGCAAGCTGGTCGACACTGCAGTCCAGAAGAACGCTGACCTCATCCAGGCCGGCAAGATCACCGCCGCTGAGGGTGAGGCCGACATCAAGCGCCTCAACTTCGCCTACTCCTCGATCATGGGCCGTCCGGTCAATGACGTCGAGAACACTGCCTTCGGGCACTGGGGCCGGCTGATCCGCAAGTTCAACTTCGCCCGCATCATGAACCAAGTGGGCTTCGCTCAGGTCTCTGAGGTCGGGATGCCGATCGCTCACCTGGGCGTCAAGGCTTCCTTCTCCCAGATGCCGGCCTTCAGGCGCATCCTCAGCCAGGACGGGGAGACAATCCTCAAGTCTGGCTTGGCCGATGACATTGAAGTCTGGTCTGGGTTCGGTGGCGAGCGTCTGACGGCGTCCGCAGAGTACCGCTTCGACGACCTCACGGGCATCCACGATGCACCAACAGGTAGCTGGAGAGACAAGGCTGAGCATGCCCTGAACGTGGCCGGAAGGTTCACCTCGGAGACCTCAGGCCTGACCACTGCCAACGTGGCTCTCAACCGTTGGGCTGCCGCTTCCATCGTCCAGCGCTTCGCTGATATGGCGCATGGTGGCAAGGCCTTCAGTGCCAAGCGGTTCGCTGACCTCGGGCTCGATCCGGCAATGACCAAGCGCGTCCTCGCGGCGTTCAAAGAGCCAGCCAACTTCGAATACACGACGGGCCTGCTCACGAGCAAGAAGGTCTCTCGCGCCCACTTCGCTAAGTGGCAGGACAAGGAGGCTGCAGAAGCCTTCCGTCAGGCAGCCTATCGCCTCGGCACCACGGTGATCCAGAAGAACGACATCGGCAACATGGCTATGTGGATGTCTCATCCCGCCGCCAAGCTGCTCATGCAGTTCCGCTCGTTCATGGTTGGCGCCTACGAGAAGAACACCCTCAAGTCGATGCACATGCGCGATCCGATTGCCGCTAAGGCTCTCGCCGCGACCATGGGCTTCGCCGGCCTCTCCTATGTCGTCCAGTCCAAGATCGCCTCAATCGGGCGTTCCGACCGGGACAAGTATCTGGAGGAACGGTTGGGTTGGGACAAGATCGGCGAGGCCGCGTTCGCAAGAGCCGGCGCTTCGTCCATCCTCCCCATGCTCATCGACACTGGGGCCTACTTCACGGGCCAGAACGCCCTCTTCAGCCACACCCGCACGACCGGCCAGACCAGCAACATGATCTTCGGCAACCCCACGACGGGTGGCCTGGATGACATCGCGCAGGCCTTCAAGGGCCTCTCGGGTCTGGCTCAGGACCGCTCTTGGTCGCAGGAGGAAGCTCGGGCTCTCGCTCGGGTCATCCCGTTCGGCAACTCGCTCCCGGTCACCACCGGAATGAGCGCCATGATCGGAGACCTCCCCGTCTTCGCCCCACGGCCCGCCAAGAACTAACCCACACGGTCACCCTCACAGGCCCTCAGGCTAACCCCTGGGGGCCATTTCTATTTCAAGGATCAGAATGACCTCACCAATCAAGTCCTTCGTTCTCTACAACGCCAATGGCGTCAAGAGGGACTTCACATTCGACTTCCCGTATCTGACCCGCGATCACGTCAAGGTCTATGTCAACAATGTTGGCTACGGCGACTTCACATGGATGGGTCCGTACTCCATCCGCACGAACACCATTCTTCCGACCTCCGCAGGCAAGATCAAGATCGTCCGTGAGACGCCCGGTGACAACCCGCTGGTGACCATTGGCGATGGCACCTCGCTGCGCGCTATCGACCTCAACATGCAGTCCCTTCAGGCCATGTATGTGGCGCAGGAAGCGTCCGACATCTCGATCCTGATGAAGACCGGCGCACTCGTCGCTCCCGACAGTGATGCGGGCCGCGTTCAGCTCCGCTTCCCCACCATTGAGGAGCGCGCCGGCAATGCTCTTGGCTTCGACGCTGACGGCAACTTCCGGGCTATGACCTCTGCCGACATGCCCAAGGGCGAGACCGGCGACCGGGGTCCGACTGGACTTCAGGGTCCGGTAGGCAGCCAGGGCATCCAGGGCGCTCAGGGCGTAATCGGCTTGCAGGGTCTCATCGGCCCCGTTGGTCCGCAGGGCTCGCAGGGTCCGACCGGCAACCAGGGGCCTCAGGGCAACCAGGGCGTCACCGGACAGGCCTTCATCCCTGACGCTATTGGCACCACCGCACAGCGCGCAGGGTTCAACACCTCGCCCCTCGGCTTCGCCTACCTCGACACCCAGCTCGGCATGATCTCGTGGAAGGCCTCGGCCACCTCGGGCGACTGGACTGCAAGCGTTAGCTTTGGTCAGGGTCCACAGGGCATCCAGGGCCTCGTCGGCATCCAGGGTCCTCAGGGCATCCAGGGCGGCGTTGGTAATACTGGACCACAGGGCAATGCAGGCCCCACGGGCGCACAGGGACCCACCGGAGCGACCGGCAGCATCGGCCTGACCGGCGCAGCAGGAACTCCCGGCATGGTCTGGAAGAGCGCCTACGCCGCCGCCACGGCATACATCGCCAAGGACGTCGTGTCCTACGCCGGCTCGGCCTATATCGCAAAGGCCGCTACCACCGGCAACTTGCCCACGAATGCCGCCTTTTGGGACATCGTCGTCGCCAAGGGTGACCAGGGAATCCAGGGCATTCAAGGTCCCGTTGGTCCGACTGGTCCTCAGGGCTCCACAGGCGCAACTGGCATCCAGGGTCCTGCGGGCACGAACGGCACCAATGGCTCCAATGCAACCGTCACCTCGGCGGCTGTTGGCACGGCCATCGCTGGGATTGCCTTCGGAAACATCGGCAGCACAGTATACGCGTTCACCCTCACCCCTGGTGGCACCGGCATCGTCGAAGGAGACACCTTCGCTGGCTCAGCACTTCGCCCTGCTGGCTTCTATGAGGGTGTCACGAGCGACCCCGGTAACGACGTCAATTACGGTCCTGGAAATCTGACCAAGGGCGCAACAGCGCTGTCAGGAACGTGGCGGGCACATGGTCGGTCAAACAGCATCACCACACCAGCCGCGCGCCGAGTAACCGTATTCGTAAGGATCGCCTAATGGATTATCGTCAGCCGAAATTCAACGTCTATGGCACCATCGATATGGATGTCTTCCACCCGATCTACGGATGGATTGCCTACACCGCATCGCCGGTCGACAGCGAGCTTCAAAGCAGGCAGCTCTACGCCACCGCCTACTCCTCGGCGGCAGCCTACGTGGCACCACCTCCGCTCACCCCGGAGGAACGCCGCGCAGAGATGCCTTCGATCACCCCAAGGCAGCTTAGGCTCACCCTGAACACCATCGGGATCACTGAGGACGCCATCGACGCGCTCCTCGTCAACGACCCCGATGGTCGGACGGAGTGGAAGTGGGCAACCTCCTTCACCCGCACACACACCCTCATCAACATCATGGGAGCCGTCTTCTCGATCACACCCGAGCAGATCGACGACCTGTGGGTCTTCGCCCGAGCGATCTGATGACCCCTTATTCTCTCATCACAGGAAGCACGATCTTGGACAACACCACAGCAGGGATTGCCGTCACGGCTGTTGTCAGCCCGATGTGGCTTCCCTTGCTGCACTCGGTCTCGGACGGGGCTGCCCTCATCGCCCCGATCCTGGGCACGATCTGGCTGGTCGTTCAGATCAGCACCAAAGCACAGGAACTCATCCGAAAGGCCCGCCGTAAATGAAGACAGACAGCAAGGCCCTGGCCAGCCTGTTCGACGCTTTCGCTGGTGAGCTGCAGAAGCTCATCACCGATGGCAAGACCGTCATGGACAAGGAAGGCGAGATCGTTCGGCTAAGCCCCGACGCCGCCTCCCTGAACGTGATCCGCCAGTTCCTCAAGGACACCAACACGACCGTCGCCCCGAACACCAACAAGGTGGTCAACGACATCGCATCGAGCCTGCCCTTCGATGGCTCTGAACACGACGATCAACCGAGGCACTAATGAACATCACAGCACAGAACACCTTCACCGCCGGTTGCCTTGTCCAGGCAGGCGACGTCTTCGATGTGTCGATCAGCGGCACCTTCGTGGCCACCGTGGTCGTCCAGCGTTCGAAGGACAACGTGACCTTCTTCGACGTCGAGAGCTTCACGGCTGCGGCTGAGAAGACTGGATATGCCGGTTCGGCCTACTACTTCCGCATTGGCGTCAAGACCGGTGGCTTCACGTCCGGCACCGTCGTGGTCGAACTACACCGGTAATGCACGTTCTAGAGCCTGTCCTGCGGAGCGTTCTTCGGAGCGTTCTGCATGGCTCGACCACAGCAGTACTGGCGCTGTCATTCCCCGCCGCCAACGCTCTCTACGACCTCGACTTCGCCGGCTTCCAATATTTCGGCGGAACCCAGCCCGAGGGCAACAACACCACGGACGGTCGCTTCTTCAAGCAGCAGTTAACGTCCGTCAACCCCAGCTTCTCCGAAGAGACCGACGGTTCCCTGCGGACCTTCACGTCCACGTCAAGCATCCGCCGCACGTCGCGTGGCTTGGTCATCAACCACGACCACACCAACATCGTTCTATCCCCTCGGGACCTGACGAACGCCGCGTGGGTCAAGAGCGCCAGCGTCACTGCAGCTAAGACCCAGACAGGCCGCACCAAGGTCGCCAACTCGGCCTCCCTGCTGACCTTCGGGGCGGACGGAACGTGCCTTCAGGCGATCTCAGCGGCCTCGCTGGCGCGGCGCATGTATGCCGACGTCAAGCAGATCACCGGCTCTGATCCGCTGGAAATGACAATGGATGGCACGGCCTACACCGCGCTCACCCTGAACAAGCCGCGCTACAACGGCATTGGCCGGTACTCCCTCCCCGCTCAAACCCTGGCCACCTATTCGGCTGGCTTCCGAGGCAAGGCCGGCAACTCGTACCTGATCGACTTCGTCAACGCGGACGATAGCGAGTACGAGATGGACGTCATCTCCAGCAACACGCGGGCATGGCGAGACCGTGCATCAGCCCAGATCGTCGACAACTCCCCACTGGCCCTCTTCGCCCGTGATGAGACCACCCAGGTCTACTTCTTCGAGTACGCCCAGCGCCGCGATGGTGGCCTTGCGGTGTCTGATGCTGACCTCCAGATCAGCTCCAACCCCAGCGGCCTGATTGCCTTTGGCTGCACCACGACCAACACGCCAGTCTACTCTGACGAGCGCCTCTTGGTCCTCAACCGGGCTATGGTCTGGCGTTCCCCAACGGCGAGTGGTGCCTGCCTTAATGGTGGCCCTGTGGTGACCGGCCCAGGCTTCACGCCGGCTGGCACACTGACCCACTGGGACCTCGGAACCAACGGCTCCGCAGCCAACCGTATCGACGGCAGGATCACCCGGTTCTTCACGTCTCGCACCATTCCGTCCGCTGCCCAAGCGCAGGCCTGGACGGCATAGCCAAGTAGGCCACAGAGACGGCTCAGGAGAGGCGTTAGGTCGATACCCATCCACCTATGCCCCAAGCTCACAGCGCCCTTCCTGGGCCGCTCCGTCGTGCCCCACGGCCCATTCCAACTACCGGAGAACATGACCAAGAAATCCCTTGGTTCCTCGACCTCGTTGTCGACGGAACGCGACCCAATTCGCGACGACTTCAGGAACTTCCTGTTTCTCGTCTGGCAGCACGTCCTGCCCAATGCCAAGCCCACCAAGCTCCAATACGACATCGCCTCATTCCTGCAGCACGGCCCCAAGCGCCTGATCATCGAAGCCTTCCGGGGCGTCGGGAAGTCCTGGGTCACCTCGGCCTTCGTCTGCTGGCTCCTCTACTGCGATCCGCAGGCCAAAGTGCTGGTGATCTCAGCCTCGAAACAAAGATCCGATGACTTCTCGACCTTCACCCTGCGCCTCATCTTCGAGATGGAGTTGCTGGCCCACCTGAGACCACAGGGCGACGACAGGATGTCCAAGGTAGCCTTTGACGTCCACGGTGCCGCTGCCTCCCACGCCCCCTCTGTGAAGTCCCTGGGTATCACCTCCCAGATCGCTGGCTCACGCGCCAATTACATCATCGCCGACGACATTGAGGTCCCGAACAACTCCGACACCCAGCTCAAGCGCGACAAGCTCGCCGAGCAGATCAAGGAGTTCGACGCGGTGCTGTCACCCGGTGGCCGCATCATCTTCCTGGGCACTCCCCAGACCGAACAGTCGATCTACAACAAGCTGCCCGAGCGTGGCTACGTCGTCCGCATCTGGCCAGCCAGGTATCCCGACGAGGAACGCCGCGCCAAGTACGGCTCGAGACTTGCCCCCATCGTTGGCCGCGCCCTCGACCTCGACAGCGGCCTCGTGGGTGACCCTACGGACCCCGACAGGTTCAATGACGTCGACCTAAGCGAACGCGAGCTGTCTTATGGGCGCTCAGGCTTCTCCCTTCAGTTCATGCTCGACACCAGCCTGTCCGACGAGGACAAGTTCCCGCTGAAGCTGAACGATCTGATCGTCATGGGCCTCAATCCGCTCAAGGCCCCCCGCTCGGTGGTCTGGGGCTCAGGCCCTGAACAGGTCCACGAGAAGCTCCCTAACGTCGGGCTGCCGGGTGACCGCTACAATCGGCCGATCTTCATCGAGAAGGACTATCTGGACTACGAAGGCTCGGCCATGTTCGTCGATCCCTCCGGTCGCGGCAAGGATGAGACGGCCTGGGCAGTGGTCAAGATGCTGCATGGCACCCTCTACCTGACAGCCATGGGCGCGGTGCGCTCTGCCGGCTATGGTGACGACACCCTGACCAAGATACTGACCACAGCCCGAGACCAGGGCGTCAACATCATCAAGGTAGAGCCCAACTTCGGCGACGGCATGTTCGCCCAGCTCCTGAGGGCCAAATCCGCTGTGTTCTACCCTGTCCTGATCGAGGATGCCGACTGGTCCAAGACCCAGAAGGAAGCCAGGATCATCGACACCCTTGAGCCGATCATGAACCAGCATCGTCTGGTGGTCTGCGAGACGGTGATCGAGAAGGATTACGCCTCGACGGAGAACCTCCCGGCTGACGAGGTCAACAAGACCCGCCTCTTCTACCAGATGACCCGGATCACCCGAGCTCGTGGTGCCCTCGCACATGACGACAGGCTCGATGCCCTGGCAGGCTGTGTCGCCTACTGGCTGGAATGGATGTCTCGGAACACGACCGTGGCTGCTGACACCCGCAAGCAGGAGCTGCTCGACCTTGAGCTTGCTAAGTTCATGGAGAATGCCCTGGGTGGGTCTGCTCGGTCCGGTCCCAACTGGATGGGGAACCGGTGACGCTCGGCTAAGAAGCCTCGCTGACCCCCTCATACCCCCTCAGATACCCCTAGATTGAATAGGGACAACAGTGGCACTACCCCAAGGGTTCTACCCCTTAAGGTGACCCTTAAGTGACACCTGAGAGGGACCCTTAAGGTGACCCCTAAGTGGCACCCGATGCCGACCTGAAGCCTGCCTTGGAGTTCTCCCCAGGGTGGGCTGAGGGGGATCGGGGACCCAGTGGACCCTCATCACCTCTCCCTCAGGATACCCTCCTCCACAACAGCCAACCTGAACAACCTTCGGACCTCCTGAGGTGTCGCCTCCCCCTCCAGGCAGGACACGCAGGCCTTCATCGCCATGCGCCACTTAGGTCCCTGCTTGGTGAACGTGAGGAGAGCCTCGGCTGCCCCCTCGACGTGGCTGATGCCTTCCGTGATGCCGGGCTGCTGGCCCTTGATGTAGACCGTAGGGTTGAACCAATGGAATGCCATAGGGTTGACATAGGGCAGAAATGTTTGGTGGAAAAGTCCGTGACACCCATCAGATATGGAGCAGGCGCGGCTACCCCCCGTGCCCCCCTCTTTGCCCTGTGGTGGGCCCGAGCGGTCCCTTAGGTCACAGCTTGTGCCACACGCATGGTCTAACTCATTGATTTATATGGGGTTCGGACTGGATCATAGGACCATATCAGCGCCTAAAGCAGGGCTAAATGGGCACTCAAGGGCATGCTAGGCGAACGTGAAGAATGCTCACGTCTTCGTCTGCCAATCAGTGCATTTGCCCTAGGACTTCAGACCTATCACCTAACGTCCACCTAGCGTACACCCTCAGCCACCTTGTGGTCGACCTATCGCCCGTATACAGCACGAGGGCGCGCGGGCTCGCGGTTCCTTCTCATGCCCTGAGGTCTCACCAATGGCTGCCATGATCCTTGCACCTCTTGCTGTCCTATCCATCGGCCTTGTCGGTTGGATGGTCTGGCACATGGGCCATGGCGCTAGGGTCGCGGTAGGCATGGTCGGCTTTGCCCTAGGTGTCGCTGCATTGCGTGGCCTAGCTGGCGTTTAACCGTCTACCAGGGACGGCCCAACGTCTCACTTAGGGGACACATTGGGCCACCTAGAGGCCATCTGTCAGTTTCTCCAAACTTTGTTTATCAATGAAATCATAGGGTTAGCCCATAAACGGCCCTATCTGTGCGTTTATTTCAATATCTCCGCTTGCGTATCTGTTCGCACTATGGGAGAAAGAGACACCAAACGAGACGCCAACGAGGCGCTGAGGGCGGGGCGGGCAAGACCTCTAGGGGTTCCCGGGTTCTAGTAGACAGCCAGCGAAGAGGCCCCGGCCCCGAAGCAGCAATGAATACGAGAAACTAGGCCAACCCGGAACGCCAACCCGGTCAAGCCTTGGATCACCTCCCAGATGCATCGCTGCACTGGCCGCCCGACACCTAGAAGGGCAGCTAGACCAGACGACAGCAACGAAAGAGGCCAAGGTGTACCCGCAAAGCAGACCCTAAATGTAAGCCCTAGCAAGTGATGGTTAGTCACTTGGTTCCTGCCAGAAAGGCTAAGGGACGAACAACAAACCAAGCTTACCACAACACCGCACCTACCTAAGCGGTGTTGCTATACAAACCCTTGGTTCACTCTGAGGGCTTTTGTAGCAACATCAACCAAGGATTAGCTTCCATGGCCACTAAGATATTCAAGTCCAAGACTATCCTCGCTGGGCTCAATGCCAAGACGATTAAGGGCGACAAGGCAACGGATTACGTGACAGCGATCATGTACCTTGCTCCAGCCGCTCAGTCGCTTCTCGGCAACGTCTGCCCGATGGCTGAACTGGCCGGTTGTGAGGCCGGTTGCCTGTCTAAGGCTGGCCGCGCTGGCATCTTCTCTTCCATCGTCAACAGCCGCATTGCCAAGACGCAACGGTACTTCAATGACCGCCGCGCCTTCATGGCTGAATTGGTCCGCGACATATCGGCCTTTGTCCGCTGGTGTGGGAAGCACGGCGTTAAGCCTGCGGTTCGCCTCAATGGCACGTCGGACATTCAATGGGAGACCGCTCATCCTGCCACGCGTAGCGGTCACGGTCACCTTGTGCCGATCACCTACGCCTCGATCTTTGAAGCCTTCCCTGAGGTGCAATTCTACGATTACACCAAGGTCTACAAGCGGGCCTATAAGGCGCTGCCGTCCAACTACTCTCTGACGCTCTCCTACTCTGAGGCATCGCCACGCTACCGTGACGCCGTGCTTCTCGCCGCTCTGGAGACTGGCGCAAACATCGCTGTGGTCTACCGCACCCAGCATATCCGCAACGCCGTCATGGGTGCCGGCAAGGTCGACACCTTTGGCCACTCCAATGGCGAGCGGCTGGCTCGTGAGGTCATCGACGGCGACGAAACCGACATGCGCTTCACTGACCCTAAGGGCGTGATCGTCGGCCTCTACGCTAAGGGCAAAGGCGCTCGACGCGACACAACCGGCTTTGTCATCGGCTAACGTCTCCGCTAGGGGACACTCTCCGAAACCGCAAGGATTACCACCATGTCACGCCGCAGGAGACATAGCCGCGCCTCTCAATGGGCGCTGCTCACTGCCCACTCGTCAGCCGCAATCATGGTCGGGCTCTGCCTGATCGCATTTGGAGCAAGCCTCTAATGGAAACCGCAATCGCCGTCGTCCTCTGGTCGGGCATCCTTGCCTTGTGCATCACCGCAACCATCCGGGAGCTTCGTTCATGAGCCGCCACCTCTTCCACAAGGACGGTCGACCGGTAAAGCAGGGCGACGACGTCACCTCATTTCGGGGCGAGCCCTACATCGTCACCGGGTGGGAACAGACAGGCCGCAACAGGGTCTACGTCAAGGCTGCCGACGAGGTCGATATCGTCTCCTTCTATGTCGGCGTGTTTGACCTCTCGTGGGACAAGCCGGCATGAGCCGCCGCGCCGCCTACTTCGCACCCTCGGTCGGTCGAGACTTCATCCCTCGCCGCCGCTGGCCTGACACCGTCATCGTGTTCGGCCTCTACGCCGCGTCCTTCGCCATCATCCTGGCGGTCACCCTGAGGCACCTCCCATGATCTACCGCTACAAGCGCTACGTCTTCTTCCGCGACGGCAGGGAGAACCACACCCTGACGGCAGTGGTCGAGCTTTCGTCGGCAGACCTTCACATGCACATCGGCAGCGTCGGACAGGAGGCCTTCCTGCGTCTCCTCAGCAACTGGAACCGGGTCGGCGCACGGTTCGCCGAGATCAATGCCCGCAACGCGGTCTACGTCTACTCCCAGGAGCATTCCGCATGAAGAACTACCGCAACGGGCCGAGCGACGTCTCGCCGCCTATCCACCATGCCGACCTTCGCCCCTGCATCAGCCGCATCGGGTTCCGAGGTCACGTCATTGAAATCTCGCCAGGGCCGACGCTTCAGCGTGTCCACTCGGCCTACGAATTGGTGCGCGGATGAAGACCGACAGGGAACTGCTGGTCGAGGCTCTGGACCACATTGAGCTACTGGCCGGCAACGTCAGATACGCGCTGCACTCAAACACCACCCCGACCTACCGCTGGTCAGCAGACATCGTCCGCAAGAACATCGAACGGGCCGAGCTGTTCAGCACCTACTGCGTGGTGCGTCGATGACCACACCCCTTAAGAGAGGAGACCGCGTCTCATGCTCAGGCAGACTAGGCGTCGTCCATCGGGTCCTAACCCGCTGCATCAGGGTCGACTTCTACGATGGTCAGCACGAGGTCGAGTGCCAGCCGCTCAGCCTCAAGAAGATCGAGTGACCACGACCACCAACGGCAACCGCACGTTCCTCCGCATCGCGCCACCCTGGATCAAGGGCAGGCGTCCAACAGTCACCTATCGAGAGGTCACCCCATGATCCCACGGCCCACCTACGTCATCCAGAAGCTGGCCGAGCGGACACCCTCGGGCAACCGATGGAAGCTCTTCAATGAGTACACCGGGGGCCACACAGTGCTGCTCGGCTACCACGTCAAGAAGGCTGCAGCCATCGTCGTGGCTCGCCTCCTGGCCGGTCGCGGCGGCAAGATCGAGGTCCGCAAGATGAAGGTCGAGCGGATCACCGCTTGGAAGGTTCCGGCATGAAGACGACCACCGGCATGAACGACGACCAACGCAAGGCCGCTTGGCTGAGGGTCACTGACCCACGCGAGGCTCTGGAGGAGATGGTCGCCCACGCCTGCTTCATTGGGTCAGACCCCTATTACCGAGACCTCGACACCGCTCTATGGGCAATGGCCGACCGAGCCTTGGAAGGACAACCAGCATGAACATCTATCAGCGCGGCCAGTTGGCCAACCTCACCCACCCCTCCAAGTTCGAGCCCCGCGATCTCAGCCGGCCCTCGGCTCTGGAGCGTCTCGACCGTCATCTGGATGCCCTGCTGCGCCGCGCCGGCCAGTCTCGCGTCCTCTTCGCCTAACCCTCATCCAACCTCAAGGAACCATCACATGACCAAGCTCATCCAGAACGACCGCCTCAAGGGCTACCGCTTCACCGTCTCCAATCCTCCGCAGGCCGGCGACCGCGTAAGGGTCCTCGGCGATCTCGCAACGGTCGCCTCCATGTCACCGCACGGAGAGCTTCGCTTCACCGACCGTAGGCAGTCGTGGCACCTCTGGGCGTCCCCTGAGATGTCGGCCTGCACCCTTCACGAAGCCGTCAAGGCTATCCCGAAGGAACCCACAGCGCCCATGCAGCGGGCCGTTCTCGACCTCCTGCGCCGCAAGGGTGCGATCACCTCCATGGAAGCCCAGGGTGTGCTGCGCTGCCGCCAGTTGCCGGCCCGCATCTTGGAGCTGAAGCGCCTCGGCCACGGCATCGTCACGCAGATGAAGCTGGACCACACCGGCCAGAAGTATGCCCGCTACCATCTTGAGGTTGCTGCAGCATAGTACTTTAGTACTGTTTGGGATATAATAGCCGCACCCGGAGATATTGCTGGGTGCGGACTAGACACCTACTGTCACAAACGTTAACAGAACGTTCCCCGAACCGATTTGGTTCCCACCCTCAGAAAGCCCCGACCATCATGATGACCGCTGTGCATGCCGTGCAGATAATTCAACACCTCTCACAGATCGCCGAGGCACTGACCCTGATGAGCGGGGGCATCGCCAAAGCCCCTCCCGTTGCGGCGGCGGAAGTTCCTGTCTCTCCATGGGACAGCCCAGACGTTCCCAACGACTACGATACGGTCCTCGGCTACTTCTCCAAGATGCTGCCGAGCGCCTTCGACATGATGTCCGAGCCGATTGCAGACACCCAGCGTGACGGCTTCTGGCTGAAGCATCAGGCAGCCCGACGCGGCCTTAAGGTCGTCAAGGTCGCCGCTCCCGAGGCCCTGCAAGATAGCGGCATCACGGAGCTGAACGCCTACCCTGTGACACTCCTGGCGGAACGGATCGCAGCGTAACTATTAGGAAATGTAACAGCGGTCTGCGGGGGCAGAATTAGCTCCGCTGTTGCATTTAGATGCGGGACTGGGATAAACCACCATTGGCCACGACTATGGCTTTGAAGGGACCTAGACCATGAACACGGCAACACTGCACCAAGTCGAGAATAAGACGGCCCGGACGTTCATCTCTTTCATTGAGGAGTTTCGGAAGCTCAACAAGGAGATGCAGGCCAACCAGATTGCGCTGTTCCTCCATGTGGCAGCGCAGCCTGACCTCACCATCCGCGAGTACAGCCAGCGCGCTGACCTCGGCGACGGTGGCACCATCACTCGGAACCTTGACGCCCTTAGCGAGACCCGCAAGATCAACGTCAAGGACCCCGAGACGGGCAAGCTCGTGCCTAAGCTGGTCGACGGCTACGGCCTAATCGACCTCTATGAGGACGCCATGGATCGTCGCTTCAAGCGCGTCAAGCTGACCGCTCGGGGCGTCCGCGTCTACAACTCACTCGTCCAACTCTTAGGGAGCTGATATGTCAGTCAATCCACGCGGTAAGGGCTTCCAAGTTGACGTGAAGCTCTCCGGGGTGCGCCATCGCCCGTTCTTCGAGACCGAGCTGAAGGCCACCATGTGGGAGGCTGACGCTCGACACGCAGACAAGATGGGACGACCGCTGCCCGAGGCCAACAACTCCACGGTCCAGGGCGGCGGTCGCATCGAGACCCTGGGCGATCTCTTCGACGAGGTCACCAAGACCCGGTGGTCCACCAAGAACGCCAAGGCGTCGAGCTTCCTGATCCGCAATGGTCGGCTGTTCACTGACCACCTTGGCCGCGCCCGCCTGATCACCTCGATCAAGTCTGCTGACTTCTATGGCTACGTCGACCACTGCCGCTCGCTCGGCAACGAGAACGCCACAATCAACCGCAAGGTCTCGGCAGGGCGTACCATGCTCCGTGTCGCCATGCAGCGCGAGATCATCCCAGGCGTTCCCTACTGCGAGAAGTTCAGGGAGAGCGCCGGCTCGGTAAACTACTTCGAGTTCGGCGAGGAAGACCCGATCTTGACCCACCTGAAGCACCGTGGGCTCGACATGCTCTACGACCTTGTCATCTTCCTCATCGACACCGGGTCTCGCATCCAAGAGGCCCTGACAGTCGACTGGAAGACCATCCACGGTGGCCGGCTGCGGCTCGAGAACAGGAAGAACGGCTCGTTCGGCGTCATCCCACTGACCAAGCGCGCCACCCTGGCACTGGAGCGCCGCCGCATCCACAGCACCAACGCTGACCGGCCCTTCGGCGACATCGTCTACAAGTGGGCTGTGGCTCAACTCTCCAAGGTCTACGAACACCTCGGCGGGCGCTACCTCGACGTGACCCAGCCGCTCCATGTCTTCCGTCACTCCTGCGCCAGCCGCTTGGCCATCGCCGGCATCGACGCGAACCGCATCAAAGAGTGGATGGATCACTCCAGCCTTCTGGTCACTCAGCGGTACGTCAAGCTGTCCCCGAAGAACCTTGAGGTCGGGGCTGATGCGCTCGACCGGATGACGACACCAGTCAAGCTCAAGATCGTCAAGAAGCGGGCTTGAACTTGTGACATGGCTTGTGGCACAGACGTGGCACAGGTCACCAGATGCGGGCATGGCGGAATTGGTAGACGCAGCAGGTTTAGGTCCTGCCGCCTTATAAGCGTGGGGGTTCGAGCCCCTCTGCCCGCACCATGGACCACCTTGAGAGTGGATTTAGGTTCCAGTGCCGAAAGGCGTGGGGGTTCGAGTCCCTTCATCCGCACCACCCTTCGCTCTTCGAGCTTCGGTGGCGGGCCACCCGAATAGATGAAGGAGTGTCCTCCCGAAGCCTTGGCTAAGGAGGACCGGCGCCGTTCAGGCGGCGATCGGGTTGAGCTTCAGATGCTGGATCAGGATAATGGTCTTGGCGTCGATGATCCGGCCATCGGCGATGCCGGCCAGCGCCTCGTCGAGCGGCATTTCCAGAACCTCGATGTCCTCGCCCTCTTCTTGCGCGCCGCCGCCGGCCGAGATGCGGTCGGCGGGTGAATAGCGGGCGATGAAGAACCAGAGACGTTCGGTGACGCTGCCAGGGCTCATATAGGGCGAAAACAGCCGCTCGACGTTCTGCAGCCGGTAGCCGAGTTCTTCCTCCGCCTCCTTGCGGATGCAGGTTTCGGGATCGTTTTCGTCCAACAGGCCGGCACAGGCCTCGATCAGCGGCTCGCGGTGGCCGGTGACGTAGGCGGGATAGCGGAACTGGCGCACCAGAAGCACGGTCGAGCGCGAGGGATCGTAAGGCAGGATCACCGCGCCGTCACCGCGATCATAGGTCTGGCGAATTTGCGTCTCCCACTGCCCGTCGCGCCGGCGGTAGTCGAGGACGGTCTTCTTCAGGACGGCCCAGTCGTCGGAGAGGATTTCCTCCGAACGGACGCGAATACGATCTTCCAT